GGTAAGACCATTGATCTTGGCGAAGATGGCAAGGTAAAGGGTATTGACGATCTGATTACCGGACTGAAGACGCAGCTTCCCAACCAGTTCAACGCTGGCAAGGATGGCGGTGACGGTGGCAAGGTCGTGGAACCGAATAACCTTCCACATGGTGACGGTGCAAAGACAGTTACCATTGATCAGTTCAGAAAGATGGGCTATCAGGAAAGATTGAACCTGAAGAAATCCAACCCTGAAGCATTCCACAAGCTTTCAGGCATGTAAACAAATATGAAAGAGAGGTAATAAGTTATGCCTAGAGTAGGTAATTTTGGCGGATTTGAATTTGATGAGGAAGTATTTTCCAGCATGATGCAGGAAGCGGATTTTTGGAGCAACCCGATTCTTGCTTCTGGTGTCGTTAGTGAGGATCAGACAATCATGAGCCTGATTGGTGATCACGGTAATGTGGCAACCATTCCGTTCTATAAGCCACTTTCCGTTTTTGACAGCGGAATGGATGCGCTGAACAACGATGGTCAGACCGACAATACACCGGTTCAGGTGTCCGGCGGCAAGCAGACTTGTATGCTGATCCAGCGGATGAAGGCATTCAAGGCACAGGATTTCACCAAAGAGCTGACCGGTGCTGACCCGATGACCAACATCAAATCCAAGATTCAGAACTACTACACACAGGTGTGGGAAAAGGAACTGATGAACATCATTGATGCGGTTCTTGGTGTTGCCGCCCTGAAATCCCACATTCATGACATCACAGCGGAGGGGGATGGTTCCATTCAGGATACTTCCCTGATTGATGCAGAACAGGTCGCACTTGGTGACAAGGCGGAAGGTCTGGGTCTTCTGGTGATGAATTCCAAGATTTATGCAAAGTACAAGAAACTTGGCATGGTGGACTATGACAAGTATACAGTTGGTCACGTTATTCAGACAGAAGTAACCCTTCCGCGCATCGGCGGTAAGATCCCGCTGGTGACTGATTACTATACTTCTGAAACAACCGGAACCAGTGATGCCAAGAAGACCGTCTATAAGACTTATCTTCTCGGTGAGGGTGCGTTCCTGTCTTGCGATAAGACGAACTATGAGAACCAGTACACCACGAACTATGACCCGGAGACTTCCGCTGGTGTCGAGAAGTTCTATACCAAGCAGGGTAAGGTTCTTCATCCGAATGGACTTTCCCTTGAGGTTGACAATATTGCCAAGGAATCCCCGGATTTTGCAGAACTTGGAAAGTCCGCGAACTATTCCCTGAAGTTCAATGCAAAGAACGTGAAGATTGGTGTCATGAAGTCCCTTGGCTAATTCGGGACTTGGAAGGGGTGAACCCGATGATTGTAAAAGTTGAAACATTAACTTCAATGGATGAATTCAGGGGTGTTGATTCAAACACCCTTGAACGAAAATTGAACAGCGTTGAACAGCTTATCCGGGCATACACCAACAATAATTTCCAGAATCGCGCCGTGAGGTTTGAAGCACGTTCAGAGGGTTCTAAGCTGATTGCTGCTGAAACCGTGTCACCTTTTCTGAAGGAAGGTGACACGGTTGAAATCAGCCAGTCAACCGTTAATAACGGCCTATACACTATAAAAAGTATTATGGGGGACAGTATTACAGTTGACCGTGATCTGTTTTCGGTTGATTACAATCTGGTGACGAAAGTAGAATATCCGGCTGATGTTCAAGAAGGCGTGATCAACCTTCTCCAGTGGGAAATTGAAAATCGCCAGAAGGTTGGAATCAAGCAAGAAACCCTTTCCAGACACTCCGTAACTTATTTTGATCAGGACGCAAACAATCAGGTGATGGGCTATCCGGTGGCCTTGCTTGGTTTCCTTGCGCCATATATCAAGGCAAGATTCTGAATGAAGATTGGCGGAAATATTACGGCAGCCATCCAGATTAAAACAAGCACAAAGAATGAATATGGTGAACGGGTGCCAAACTGGAAAGACATTAAGACTGTTAGAGGTTGGATTGATCTTTCTAACGGTACATCCGATTACCTGAATTACAATGCAAAGGTTCAGGATTCCACGCATATATTCATCTGTGACGTGTTTGATCTGGACAGCGTGACAGACCAGGACACCGGAAAAACGGTTGATGTCACCAAGGATAATGCCCGGATGCTGGTGAAGGGTAACCCATACGCCATACTGTTGATTGATAACCCTATGGAACTGAACCAGCAATTTGAAATCTATCTGAAATTCATGGAAGGCGGTGCATGATGGCTGATTTTGAATTCAAAGATAATAGCGCCGCTGTTAAAGGCGCGTTGAAGGAAGCAGCTATTGCCTTTCTGAACGAAGTCGGTGGTGAAGTCGCTTCCAGAACAAAGCAGAATTCAAGGCGTAAAACCGGAAAGACGGCTGGTTCATGGACGTATCAGGTGGATGAATCTGGGTACAAAGTAACCATTGGTTCAGGTGAAGAAAATGCCGTGTGGGAAGAACTGGGAACCGGTGAATATGCCGTGAATGGTGATGGGCGTAAAGGTTATTGGGTATTTGTAGAAGGCCAGTCAAAAGGCGGTGGCGGTGGAAAAACGCTTGATCTTGCCAGCGCGAAAAGGGCAATGGCGATGTTGCGCCGCAAAGGACTGAATGCCTACTACACCAAAGGCAAGCGTCCAAACAAAGCACTACAGCAAGCCGGTAACAGTGTTGCACCATTGGCACAGGCCGCCGCTGAAAAGGCATTTGGAAGGATTAACTGATTATGGAAGACGTGATTCAGTGGATTGCTTCACAGTTGGAATCAGCCGGTGTGCCATATGAATTTGAGGAATGGACAGATGTGATCAAATATCCGTATTTTGTCGGTGATTATGATGAATCCCCCGGAGCATATGAAGATGGGGTTTCTGATTCGTTCTTCAGGATCACAGGGTTCACACGTCACACATGGGCTGAACTGTATGCGGTCGATAAGAAATTAAAACAGATGTTCCCCCGGACTACGGGGAAGACGGCGATTCTTGGCGATGGTTCAGGAATTGCCGTTTTTTATGATTCTTCTGCACCGGAACCAACCGGAGAAGAAGGATTGAAGAAACTTGAAATCAGATTACAAATAAAATTTTGGAAAGTGGGGTAAATTATGGCTGATTATGCTGAAATTAAATCTTCAGGCATTACCGACAAGACACCCGGCAACATCCTTCTTGGTGCCGGTACGATTCACAAGGGGCTGAAGTATGATGCACAGAAGAAGGCGTGGAATTTTGCGGAATCCCTGATTGGTGCAACATCCGGCGGAAACAAGTTTTCGATCAAGCCTGAAATCAAGCAGATTGAAGTTGATGGTGCGTGGGTTCCGGTCAAACAGTTTGACATTAAACAGGGCGGCACGGCAGAAATGGAAATCAACCTGATTGAGCTTTCGCCGGATATCCTGAAAGCCGTTGTCATTGGCCAGGAAAACACACAGGGTGCGCCGGAAGGATACACGCTGATTGAGGATAAGTCCAAGATTGAATCCGGTGATTATCTGGATAATATCGCGTTTATTGGTAAGCGTCTTGATGGTGTCCCGATTGTGGTTGTTCTGGACAACGCGCTTTGCACTTCCGGACTGGAAGTTGAGGGAAAGAACAAGGATGCCAGTGTCACAAAGTACACATTTGCATCCAGACAGGACATTGGCGGTGATCTGACCACCATTCCGTATCACATTTATTTTCCAAAAACAGCATAAATATTCAGACACATAGCAACGGATCAGCTGCATTAAAGCAATAATTGTCTGAATATTAGAAAGGAATGAACCATGAAAGTAAAGGTGGTTGAATCCTTCCATGATATCCACGGCGGTGAACTTCATCGCCGTGGTTCATTTTTGGAAGTGACAGACGAACGATATCACGAAATCGTAAAGTCTGGTAATTATGTTGTCCCTGTTGATGACAAATCAAAAGACGAACAGAAGAAAGGATAAATTAACCAATGGCTGAATTCACAAGTTTTACTAATGACACGTTACCGGTAAGACCGGTGGCACCGGCACAGAATATGGCAACACCTGTAATTGAAAATGTTCAGACTGACACCATGCAGAGTACAGTCACACAGAATCCAGTTGCTCAGAATGCCGTTGGACAGGTTCCTGAACCGGTTCAGGAGACAAAGCCCTACACACTTAGAACACTGTGTGCTGATGATCTGTTCCCAATGGCAAGAATCATTTCCAAGATTGGGATTGATCGCTTCCGCGATGCCTTCAACCAGAACGACATTAAAGCCCTTATCAAGTCCCTGAACAAGCAGGAAGGGGCTGATGATAGCGACAACGCGCCGGTTTCGGATGACGTTGTGACTTCCGTTGGTATGTCGGTAGTGCTGTCTATGACACAGGTTGTACTTTCGCACATTTCTGATTGCCGAACGGATATCTACACATTCCTTGGTGGCGTATCCGGTATGAAGCCGGAAGCAATTGCAACGCTTCCAATTGAGGTTTTTGCTGAAATGGTTGTTGATGTCATTCAGAAGCCTGAATTTGAAAATTTTATCAAGGTTGTTTCAAAGTTGCTCAAATAACAGAACTGGAATTTGCAGACCTGATTTATCACAGGTATGCAAGCCCTACAACGCTGTTAAATGAGGTAATCGCCGCCGGGCAATTACCAGAATTCATTGATCTGGTAATCAAAAAGCGTGAAGAAGAAAGGGATTGGGAATATTACCTTCATCGAATTTTTGATAAATCATTCAACGATTTTGTGAATGAAATGGAGACAGAAACGCAAACCCGGCAGACGTTTGACGTTGAAACAACACTTCAGGATTCCATAAGTATGATGACAGACTTCAGCCCTGAAGAATGAGGGGTAAATAATGGAATTATTTAAGATATTCGGTACATTAGCCCTGATGGGTGCTGATAATGTCAACAAACAACTGGATGATGTAACCGGAAAGGCGAATAACACACAAGATAAATTTTCTTCCGCTTGTAAAAAGATAGGAACAGCCCTTGCGGGGGCATTCACGGCAGATAAGGTTATACAGTTTGGTAAAGATGTCGTCACAACGGCTGGACAGTCGGAAGCGTCATTTGCCAAGGTTACAACCCTTCTGGATACAAGTAAAGTCAATACAGATGCATATTATGCCAGTGTGAAGAAAGGGGCAAATGAAAGCCATATTTCTGTGTCCGATTTTTCAGAAGCACTATATCAGGCGTTGTCCGCTTCCGTGGATGCCGGACATGCTGTTGACTTTACAACAAAGGCCGTTGAACTATCCAAGGCCGGTTTTACATCAGCGGCAACCGCCGTGGATGTCATGACCACGGCAATCAACGCTTATGGGCTATCGGCGGATGACGCTGACCATATCAGTGATAACCTGATTACCACACAGAATTTAGGTAAAACAACAGTTGATGAACTTGCC